TATGAATAGTGGGAAAGCAGGAACAATTACATTAACAGAAAATATAACAGATATTGATTTCACTAATGTTCCTTCAAGTGGTTATACAGAATTTTATTTACAAGTAACTCAGCATGCTTCTGCTGCTAAAACAATGTCATTTACAAAAGTAACAGTAAATAGTGGTAGCGAAGCTCCTGCAAAAAAACCTTCAGGAACTACAACGCAAGTAAACAATGCAACAAGTTCAATAACTTTGTATCATTTTAAATTTTTAAATGGTGCTACACCATTACTTGAAGTATATGAAAAATATGAAAACGCAACTGATGGAATAAGTACTACAAGCTTAGTACTTCATGTAGATGCTAGTGATTCTAATTCATATTCAGGATCAGGAAGTGTTTGGTCAGATTTATCAGGCAATAACAATAATATGACAATATCAGGTGCTACTTATACATCAAGTGATGGTGGTGCGTTCTCTTTTGATGGCTCCAATGACTATGCTTGGACAGCTAACTCTATTGTTGTAGGAAATACTGCTAGAACAATACAGTTTTGGATGAAAGGTAGTGCTTATTCAGATGATGCTCCTGCTGCTTTAGGTAATACAAGAAATGCAAATGAAATGTTTGTTTTGGCATTTCAATCAGGTGGTACAGATTTGAATGTTTATGGGTGGACAAGTACTTATGATGAATCAGATCTGGATTTTGGAGAAAACACAAGAGATGGTAATTGGCATAATTATGCAGTTACTTGGGATGCAGGTAGCCCTGGTCAATTAAAAATGTATATTAATGGCTCATTAACAGACACAGTCACAAGAAGTGCAGGAGAATCATATAGTACAACAAGTGGTTTTACTTTAGGTGCAAATGATGAAGGTGCAGATAGAAATTTCCCTGGAACTATTGGAGAAGCTGCTGTTTACAATGCCGATATAGGTGCAACAAATATTTTAGCAAACTATAACGCTACAAGAAGCAGATATGGATTATAGGAGAATAAATGTCAATATTAAAAGTAAATGAAATAAGACCAAGAACTACAGGAGCTAGTGTAGATTTTACAGTACCTGTAGGACTTAAAGCTTACACAACTACTGAAAGAGATGCTTTGTCATCTTTATCAGCCGGTGAAGTGATTTGGAATACCACAACTTCAAAATTGGAAGTGTACAATGGTAGCAGTTGGGATGCTATGGCCTCAGGATCTGCCGGAGCAAGTTTAGGTCTAGTAGTAGCACTTAGTTAGGAGAAATCACAATGGCCGAAACATTTAAAAATGCGTATCAGGATATTACATCTTCTGCTGCGACAGTCTATACATGCCCCGCTTCAACTACAGCAATAGTTTTGACTCTTAGGATCACGAATATAGATGGTGCAAACGATGATACTATTACAGCAGATGTTGTTGATAGTGACACTTCAACTAACGCTAGAATAGCTTATACGATTACTGTCCCTGCTGACTCTACATTAGAACTCGCAGGAACATCAAAAATAGTCTTGGAGGCAGGCGACTACATTCAATTACAGGGTGGCGCAACTTCAGGAGATCTGGAAGCCTTTGCGAGTATTTTAGAGATTACATAAAGGTTTAACATGCCTTTTACACCTAATGAAAATTATATAGGTAAAACACCTGAACATGATGACATAAAACAGATAGTAGGAAAATTTGATACTCAGCAAGCTGCTCAACAGATAGATATAAATACTTCAGATGTAGTACCAGATATATCAACGCTACCACTAAATATTTATGTTCCTAGCACATTTAATGACTCAACTAATGTTTGGAATGACTATCAAGGCAATAATAATTCAAGTGCTTATAGGGGTAATCCTACATACAATACAGGATCTTCAAGTAATAATGCTACCAATATAACAGAATGGGTACAGGGTAATACAAGTGCAGGAATTAGATTTAGTCATACAACTTGTAATAGTAATTACACAGGGATTTGGGTAGCTAGATACAATGGAACTGAGTCAAGAATTTGGAATGCCTCTGGTGGTAATTGGCTATCAGGTTTTTGGGGTGCAGCAACTCCTGTTGCTTATCATGAGGGTTGGCTCACAGATCAAAGTGACAGAGCAGGAACAAGTTGGGTTGTAGGTGTAAGCCAAAATGGTTACTTTAGAGGTTACTACAATGGTAGTAATTATGGTGGTACAGGTGGAAGTGGTACCTCTAACTATTGGACATTAAATTATGGTAGTAATATTGCAGAACATAGTGATTGGTGTGTGTATGGATTTTGGTATTGGAATACTACATTAGGTACATCTGAGAGAGATCAAGCAGTATCTTTTATCAAAAACTTAGTAGGAGTTTCATAATGGCTCGTAGAAGACTGCCTCGCGTATTTGGATATAGAGGTAAACCACCAGAAACTCGTGAAGGTAGTGAATTAAACAGTACATCAGATGAAACTTTATCAGGTAAATTCACATCAGAAGAAGACTATGGTTTAAAGATAGCTAATACTTATGCTTTCACACCACCGACAGCTACAGGTGGAGTTACATACACAGTCACAATAAGTGATGTCGTTTATAGAGTTCATAAATTTCTTGCTTCAGGGACTTTTTCTGTCACAGATACAGGAAGTGTTTCTTATATAGATTATTTGACAGTCGCAGGCGGAGGCGGAGGCGGAGGAGTCATAGGTGGTGGCGGGGGTGCCGGAGGAACTATACTTTGGACAAATCAATCTTTATCAACAGGATCTTTCTCAATAGTTATTGGTGGAGGAGGCAATGGTGGTAGAGGTTGGAACAACTATCCTCAATCAGGAACTAGAGGTGGTACAACATCTGCATTTGGTAATACTGTCACAGGTGGTGGTGGAGGCGCACCACACGCCGGTGGAGAAGATTATAGATCTGGGGGATCTGGTGGTGGAGGTGCTAATGCTAAAACAGGAGGTGGATCATCAACTGCTGGTCAAGGAAATAATGGAGGAATAGGAGATGGAAACCGAGGCGGAGGCGGAGGCGGAAAAGGTGGAGTAGGAGCAAATAGAGGTAGCCATGGAGGTAATGGTGGATCAGGATATGACGCTTCTGCTTACTTTGGAACATCAGTAGGTGAAGGTGGATATTTTGCTTCAGGTGGTGGAGGAGGAACTCGTTCAGGTCACGGAAATGGGGGAAGCTCTCCTTCAGGTGGTGGTAAAAGTGGAACTTCAAGTACTTCAGTTGCTGGCAGTGGGGATGTCAACACAGGTGGTGGAGCAGGAGGAGGGGGCTACTCTGGAGGATCTGGATCAACCATTGGTGGTGCCGGCGGTAGTGGTATAGTACTAATAAGGTATCAGTGGGAAGGATAATATGGCTCATTTTGTACAATTAGATAAAAACAATCAAGTTACAGAGGTTGTAGTTGTTCCGAATGAGGAAGAACACAGAGGAGAAGAATTTTTACACGAATTAGGTTTAGAGGGTAGTTGGGTGCAAACTTCTTATAACGCAAACTTTAGAGGTTTCTATGCAGGTATTGGAGATTACTACGATCAAGAAAATGATATTTTTGTAGCTAGAGAAAGTAAAAAGACTTATGGATTTATTTTAAAAGAAAATTTGCAATATATAAATATTGTTGAATTGTATCAAAATGTAACATTTACAAATGATGAAAGTATGTTTATGGTTACTTGGATAGGAGATACACCTGAAATTTTGGATGGGTTATTAGAGATAGTTGTAGATACTGAAGAGCAAGTTAATCAAATATATAGGGGAGATTGGAATGGGTAATACTAAATATGGTTATATCGGTGGTAAAGAGCCTGAGCAAGGTGGAAATAACAACAAAGGTGTCTTTTCTATTTCTGAGGTGCAAGATCTAGTTTTAGATGACCTATACGGAACAGCTCAAAATACTAGAGGCATAGTTATGAATTATGATGCAAAACTATATGGAATGAGTGGATCTTCCGTTATAGATGGATCAGGCAATAACTTAAATGCAACTGCTTACAATGGACTATCTATTTCTACAAGCAGCAGCATAGATTATGGTGGAGCATTTGTTTTTGATAGCTCTAATGATTATATGCAAAGAAGTTACAACTCTTCGTATATGAGTGGTTGGACATCTAATCAAACCATAAGTTTGTGGTTTAGGTCAAGTGATATGAGTGGAAGAAGAAACTTGTGGAATCAATCGTATGCTGGTCTAGGAACGATGACACACGAAACAGGAGATGATATTACTTATTTCTATGGAACTAATGGTAGTGATGGTAGTCCTTATTGGCACTTAAATTCAGGTGGGTTGCAATCAAATGGTAATGTTGTAAATGTTTGTATGACAAGAGATACTACAAACTTAAAATGGTATTTAAATGGAGTAGAAACAGATACTACAACTACAGGTAGAAGTGCAGTTAATGGTGGCCAAGCAGTAAAAATAGGTCATGGATATACAGGAGATTATTGGGGTGGAAGAATGTATATTATTAAATCACACAATGTAGCATTGACAGCACAAGAGGTGCTTACTGAATTTAACTTCTACAAAAGTAGGTTTGGGCTTTAACGCTACGCAAAAAGACTATAAGAAAGGTATATAATGCTAAACTATGAAAGAATCTTAATTAAGGGAAATAATGGCAAATAGAAAACATTTAATTAGAGTAGTGACTACTAGTGGTGATACCACAGGTTTTTCTGAATTTGTGGCAGGATCTACTGATGGTGGTCCAATAATACCTAGTTTTACAACCACTCAGAGAAATGCTATTTCATCTGCTCAAACTGGTGAAGTTATATATAACTCAACAGATTCAAGATTGCAGATCTATAACGGATCTTCTTGGCAAGCATTAGAAGCAGGAGATGTGACAGGTGTCACTACTGCAGCTACTTCTGGACTAAACGGAGGAGCTGATTCTGGGGCAGTCACATTGGTTATAGATGGATCAAGACTTACTGATGGTACAAGTATAGATGTTGATGAAGATAACGATCTGGTTATGCTTTATGATAACTCTGCAAGTGCTATGGTTAAAGTAAAAGCGCAACAATTACATACCACTGAAGCGTTACAGTGGATGGGATTATAGGAGAATAAATGGCAATATATACAGCAGCAGAGCTAAATGCTAGTGAGACTCTTGGTACTTCTGAAGCTGAAATTTTCAGCAACAGTAACAAAATAATTATCAAGCAACTCATATTGGCAAACTACACAGCTACTGATAGAACAGCACAATTAAAGGTCGTACCTAATGGTGGATCTACAGGAGATGAGCATATCATTTTTGGTGATATAACTGTGCAAGCTAATACGACACAAGTTATTGACTTAGCTATGGTTGTAGCAGCGAGTGCTTCTATTAGAGGATTAGCAAGTGCAGCTAGCTCAATAAATGTACACATTTCTGGTGTCGAGGTAACCTAATGCCTAACATTGAAATACCTGAGCCGGTTTTCCTGGACAGGCTTGGTGGTGATGAGGTATATGGTTTTGGTCAAGATGGTAATGTAACCATCACTTCAGATACATCTCTATCAAGAGATATGTACTACAACGACTTAACAATCAATGCAAACTGTACTTTAGACAGTAATGGATTTCGCATTTTTGTAAAAGGTACACTAACTTTTACAGATAGCACATCAAGGATTGGTAGATTTACAAGCAAAACAACTGTTGGAACTCTTAAAGGTGGTTTTGCAAAAGGTACAGCAGCAACAGATACTCTTGGTGGTAAATCAGGTGAACAAGATCAATCGACACATGACAATAATGAATTTTTTAGTGGAGAGAACGAATTTTTTAATCTATCAGTAGCAATTCAAGGATCTAAATTTGATCCTGCATCAGGAACATACAAATTTATTGGTGGTGGATCTGGAGGGGGAGATGGATCAACAAACTCTGCTTCAGCAGGTGCAGATGGAGGGGACTCTAACTGGGCTGATTATCAAACTGTAGGTGCAGATGGTGGTAAAGGTGCAACAGGAAATGCTGCAACAGCAGGTACAGGAGCTGCAGGTGGTGGAGTAGTACTTGTAATAGCTAAAACGATTTCAGGTGATGGAACAATAAGAGCAGATGGAGATGATGCTACAACAGGAACAGATGGATCTGCAGGCGCTCCGGCTCCTGATGCAAGTACACCCGGTAACACAGTTCCTGGTAATACAAATACACACCCAGGCAACAATTATTCTTATGGGTATAGTTATCCAGGAAATAACTATTCATATCCGGGAAACAACTATTCCTATACCTCACCAGGAAATAACTATTCTTACAGTGGATCTAATCCCCATACACATTATCATTGGCACCCAAGTCCACCAATTAATAACTATGCAACAGGTTTTTATCATTATCATTATGCACACTCACATCCATATACAAACTATGGGAGTAATAACCCTTCAACAAACTATGGATCTAACAACACAAACTATGGATCAAATAATACAAATTACGGATCTAACTCTGGATCTAATAATACTAATTATGGAACAAACCCTTCCACCAACAACCCTACAGTTTATCACCCAGGTGGAGCAGGTGGAGCTGGTGGAACAGCATCAGATGGTTACAATGCAGGTGGAGGAACAGTTATACTGATATCAGGAACTAAACCTCTTCCTAGTGGTTTAACAGTTGCTGCAGCAGCAGGAACAAGTGGTACCGGTACTGCAGGTGCAGGTACAGTAGTTACAGTTTACAATATCGCAGCAAGCGATACAGATCCAGGAGCATAATATGGCAATAAAAGAAATTGGAGTAGTGCCTACAGATTACGAGGCATTCGATGTAATACCTGACAGTATATATGGATCAGGTAATGATGGGAATGTAACAATATCAACTAATACGACTTTAACTAGAGATATGCATTACAACAACTTAACAATAAACGATGACATACATTTGAATACAGCAGGCTTTAGAGTGTTTGTTAGAAATTCATTAATGATGTCAAATACTGCCTCTGAACAAGCAACTTGTTCAATTGGTAGAAAAGGTGCAGCTAGCACTGATGGAACTCTTAAAGGTGGGACTACAGGTAACGCTACAAATAGTATTGGTGGTGCAGGTAACGGAACTACTGCTACAGCTCCAACTGAAGGTATAGAATATTTCAACCATCCAGATCTGGCTATAAGTGGTGTAATTGTTCACGGAGGTCAAACAACACCTGAAGCAGTAGTTGGTGGATCAGGAGATACAACTAACGCAGGTGGAGGAATAGTAGTATTGTGTGCAAGAAATATTAGTGGTTACGGGACTGTCTATGCTACAGGAGAGTCAACTACCGGTGGTGGAGCTATCTTTATTGTAAGTCAAGATATACCATTAACAGGATTAGCTACTGATGTTACCGGTCATAATGATGGTAATGTAAAGACATTTAAGGTTTAACAATGGCTACTGTAAGAATCTACTACAGTAGAGCAGATCAAGATTATTCTAATTGGAATTTATTTCACTTTCCTGGAACTATGGATCAAGAAGATGCTGTAGCTTTATTTCCTGATGACACAGTAGATAATACTTATCCTTATGGACCTAGACTAAAATCAGACTTTATCGCCAACGATAGTCTTGCATATGTAGATGTAGAGCTTAATGATGCTAAAAAATTTGCAATATACATAAGAAGAAAAGATTTTGTTACAGAATACAACGGAGAGTTTGATGCTGCTTTAAAAATAGAGAATGATCTTTTAAATGAGTATCAATATGAAGTTGGATATGTTTGGGAAATCAATACTAATGTAAACCCAAATACAGATTTCTACATCAAGGAAGATAGTCCATATGTTTATGCTGATAGCACATATACAAATGTATTGGCTACAGATGTTACTTGTACAACAAACAACAATTTTGATAAAGAACTTGATACAATATCATTTGATGATGGTGGACACGATGGAGGAACTGGTGTTGATCAAGGATCATATCAGTACATTAAAATATTTTATAGTAAAGGTGATGCACACTTTGTTGAAATACCTGATAGTCATGTATTTCCACAAGCAGATGGTAACGGAATAAAAGATATTCGTAGCTATTCAGTGCTATACTTACTAGGAAATACTTACACTATAGGAGAAAATATGGATCTATCAATTGATGCAAGTGCTTTAGCAGTAGAAAAAGCCGATGCTCTACAAGTATGTGAAAAAGCAGTCGCAAACACTTTATACAAACTTGGTGAAAATATCGATGCTTTTGATGATGCTGCATTTTTGGCCGATGTGGATGCTTATAAAGCTACTAAAGATATAGCTTTAAGTGCAACTGTCGACTATTTAAAGCAACAACTAGATATTCGTACAACATTAACAGCCTAGTAGTAAGAGGGGAGGATCATGCGTTTAATCTACTATGTACCTGATAATATGTCTATTGATGACTATAAATCAGAATGGGAACAAGTAGTTGCAGAAGTGCATCACGGCTTGTCACCTAATATAGAAGATTATGTAAAAGATCCAACCAAAGCTCAAGTTGTTGAAATACCAGAATATAGAAAAGCTCATATACCAATAAATGCAGCATCTAAAGATTTTATACAATATATTTATGTTGATGAATTTTTTGATAAAGATGAAATGCCACAATACTCAATGGAGATCTGGTCTAAGAATTTAGATAATCCATCTGAAACACAAGTTAAACTTGATACACACTTACTGCAATATGATAATTTTAAAAAACACTTCTACTCTGAACATATAGCTCTCAGACCTGGATGGTATGATGTAGTCTTCAAAAAAGATGGTAAAGAAGTTGAGACAAAAGAAATTGCAGTCTACGAAGCATCTGATGAAGAAGAGTAACCTTTGGACACAAGGAGTTCCTAAAGAAGTTGTAAGAGGTGTCGTAGCTTGGGAAAATTGTTTAGAAGTACCTGAAGGCATTATTGATTCAATGAATGAAGATGTTGATTTATGGAAAGAAGCTCAATCAAAATCTAAGACACAAACAGAATCTGGTAAATCAATCTATAACTCTAATGGACCAATCAGATTCGATCCTGAACAAGAATTTACAAAAGAAATACATTATAAATTTTTAAGACAAATTCAATCAAATGCTTTGAACAAAGCAGCTCAATATTTTGGTTTATTTCCTGATGTTGAGCTAGAAATAAATTGGATGGAAAAGTATCAGTATATAACATACAAACCACCAAAACATATGACTTTTCATAGTGATAACCACTCTGTAAGGAATCCTAAAACAAATAAGTATTATATTGCACCTTATATGAGAAGAATCACAATATTAACTTATTTGAATGATGACTTTATGGGAGGTGCTTTAAAGTTTAGATATTTTCCTGAGGCAGATCCATATAAACCACCGGCAGGATCAGTAGTAATTATGCCTAGTTCCTATGTTTACTCACATGCAACAACACCACTATTGAATGGTCGTAAAGCAGCTTTTTTAGTTTCACTTAGTAGTAATTTTGATATGGATAGTTATAATAGTGGTAGACCACTTGATGAAATAAAGATGAGGGAATTAGCATGAAAAAAGTGATGGGTTGTGTAGAGATCTATGAAGATTTTATTACAGAAGAACAAGCACAAAATCTTATAAAGATATGTGAAGATGTAGATAAAGATCCTGGATTTGAGCCAGGTTTTAAAGATGCCTCTGTAGGTAAAGGTCATAAAGGTGGAGAGATCAGGTCTAATAAAACTTTTAACATCACGGAGTATCACTTTACACATAAAGAATCTAGATTATATAGAGAGTCTGTAAAGAATGGTAATGATAAATACTTTCATAACATCAATAATGTACAAGAGTTAATATCTTCAAAGCTACAACAATATGTAAACGATTATACGGAAAAGTATGAGTTTCCAATTATGTTTGATGAAGGCTATACATTACTAAGATATACCGGTGGTCAAGAATATAAAGCACATTGTGATTATGCACCACATATGCCTAGATATCTATCAGCTCTCATCTTGCTCAATCCATCCGAATATGAAGGTGGTGGAACATATTTTGTTCATTTTGATGAAAACATAAAACCTAAAAAACCTGCACTCGTTTTGTTCCCTAGCAATTACGCTTACGCGCATAGAGCTATGCCTGTAATTAGTGGTACTAAATATGCAATAGTCACTTGGTTAGGCCACCAAATAGATACAGATGGTTTACCAGAATTTTATTTACCAAGAGGATGATATGGAAGCAGTAGTTATAGAAGATCTTTTTAAAGGTAATCAACTAGAAGAGTTGAGGCATTGGCTTGATAATGAGACTCCTTATTGGGAAGATCAAACTTGGGAAAGATCTCCAAGTGGTGTAATGAAAAAAACTTGTGCTGAGTTAAACACTTATCACATAGCTACAATAGACAAGGCTAGAGACATATTTGCAGTCCATGATTTACTACCAACTTTTTCTACTTTGAATTGGTATGAACAAGATACTAATCATCCTATTCATAAAGACTCAGATCCAATAGAGTACACAATTATGTACAACTACTATTCAGATGGCAGTTGGAATATGAATATAAATGGAGAAAACTTTACACTAGAAAACGAAACTGCAATAGCTTACTATGGATCACAACAAAATCATGGTAGGTTACAAAACCCAGGTGGAGTCACTGTTGCACTATACTTCAATTATGCAAAGCCTGATAATTATCACTTTGCTTTAGGAGAACATAGTAGTGGTGAGGTTATGTTTCCCTCTAATAGACATGAATTCGAAGTTGAGAAAGATTGGTTATAAATGGTCGAAATAGATTTAAGTGTTGGTGAGTCTGTAGAATACAACGCATCTGACAAAACAGAAGAAAAATTGATGAGTAATAGATTAACTCTAGATCCATCATTAGAATTTTATTTAAATACAAACTTAGCTTCTATAGATAAAGCTCTGTTTGTTGGGGCAGGAGTAGGGGTAGCTAGTAAAGTACTTACTAGCAATGGCAAAGATGTTACTAACATTGAGCCAGTTGAGTCTAGATATGACATTTTAGAAATAAATTGTCCTACAGCAACAAATATCAATAAAGCATGTGATAGTTCTGCAGGATCTGGAACTATGTATTATTTTAACGATAACGAATCAGGTGCAAAGCTAGGAACAGACTTTGGCGATGCATCGGAAAATGTAGATGTAATAACCATAGATAGTCTGAATCTTACAGATCTAGATCTAATAGTTGTTACTGCAAACGGAAAAGAAATAGATATATTAGAAGGGGCTGCAACAACTATTGCAAACAATACAGATGCAAAAGCTGTTATAACATGGGTACCAGATCTTATGGATGACATAGATCAAGCTATCTTGGATTTAAAGGCATTGCCATTTACTTCCTATAAGATTGTACATTGGAACTCAACAGATAATGCAATATCATACATGAATCAATATACAGATGAATATCCTAATGATAACTTAAAAATTGTTCAGCAAGCAGTTGTCTTGATGGAATAACATGGCAAAATGGTGGGAAACAAAAAAATATAGTAGATTTTTAGAAGAAAAACAACATGTAGTTGGTGATGAAAAGATTCTATTTACTACATCAGATCCGGAATTTGTAGACTTAGCACCACCAAAACCTGCAAAAGAATTTATACCTGCTTGGTACAAGCATCTTCAAAGAGAATGGTCATACATGAACGATAAGGATGAATCTTGGAATACAGTACCATATAAAGACAACTCACTTAAAAAATGTCCTACTGTAAAAGATATTATGACTGCTGGATATATTATACCTCTATGGCTTGATCTAAAAATAAGTCATAACAAACAATCAGGATTTAACTGGTATAACAAGCATGCATTTAATGATACAATCACCTATCATGATCCTGCATCAATTGGGAACTTGCCCTTCCAACCTACTAGTTTTGACACTGCTTTAAAGTTTACAAATCCTTGGGATATTATAACTCCTCCAGGTTGGTCTGTAATTATAACTCAACCTTGGTATCACAGAATATGGGAAATAGAAATTATGCCTAGTCTTGTTGAAACTGATTCTTATCATCAAATGAATATACCATTCTTATATCACGGAGTTGGTGAGAAAACATTTAGACAGGGTACACCATTGATACAAGTTATACCTTATAAGAGAAGTGGTTTTGATCTGGAAGAATATGAATCTAGAGAGATGGATGATCTTGATAAAAAGTATTATGCTAAAAGTAGGTCTGCTGAAAGAACGAGACAAAATGGTTTTTATCGTTGGTTAACACAACAGAATAAAAAAAGATGGAAAGATGAGGGAGTTATAGATGAGTAAGTGTCCGATACCAAGAATTACAGATGTTTGGTCAAAACCAATGAAAGAAATAAGTAGGAACGCACCAAGAGTTGCATACACAATACCTGTTCCTAATCAACAGTGGGGACAACTAGAAAACCAAGAAAGTAACTCATTGCCTCCTGTTAACTATGAATTACCAAAGAAGTTTGTCAAAGCTCCTAATGGATGTGTGTCAACGCAGTTTATGAGAAATAGATTGTATGAAGTTAACTTCCCATATAGTTATGTCAAAATAAAAATGAGTAAGAATGTTTTAGCTGATGAAGTAGATAGATATGGTGGTTACAATTTTACTGCTAACTATTATGGCAATGTAAAGCATCATGGTCCATTTACGGAACTAATACTTGAAGAAAAAGAAGGATGGGCTAATCCTAAAATACCTACAATGCAAATATCTATGCCTGTTATGTTATTTTGTGATGATCCTGAGGTTTGGATGGATGTATTACCAAGTGATAGAAATGTTGGTAAAAACCTACCTATAACTACAATCCCAGGTTTTATGCCAATACACTCTTGGTCAAGAGGTCTTTCATGGGCTTTTGAATGGCAAGATCTAAATCAAGAAGAATGTTTGTTAAACCACGATACAATTATGTTTAATCTATTATTTTCTAAACCTGTAAAGCTAGAATATGTACCATGGAACGAAACATTCAGTCAACAATGGAATCTTATAAGTCAATCTTCTGTTAATAGAAGAGAGACAAATATGCTTTATCCTGAAGCAGCAAGTAGAAGACCAAGAAGATTACTACCCAGAAAGCAAAAACTATGGAAAGACAAGAGAAGTTAATAGAGCAATTATTTCCACAAGATGTATTTGATAGACTTGTTGGTTTAGTTAAAAGAAACTATAAGAAGTTTGAATACAATGCATTTTTTGGTAGGTATGGTGCAACTACTGAAGTTTGGAAACCTTTGATGCCATTCTTTGCTAGAACACTTCCAATCGCTAGAGAAATATTTGAATCTGACACATTACTACCTAGTTACGCTTTAGCTGTACATTACGAAGGACCGGAAGCAAAGTTAATTACTCATAAAGATGACAATGCTTGTACATATACAATAGATTTGAGTCTATATAAAAAAGATCAATGGGACTTAGTAGTTGAAGATAGGCCATACTCTTTAGATCCAAATCAAGCACTTGCTTTTTATGGAGAAGAACAAGAGCATTGGAGAAATGATTTTCCAAATCCTGAAACAAATTATAATGGAGCTGTATTCTTCCATTATGTTGAGCCTGATCATTGGTTTTTTACAGGAGAAAAAAAATGAAGTGGATTAAAGAAAATAATATAGAATTTGCAAGTATTATTCCTGCGTTGGTAGATGTATGTCCACCTGTACCGGCAGCACAAATGATACCTGAATGGTTTCAGAAGTTATCACTAGATTTACAGCAACCAGATCATAAACCATTCCCAATAATGTCAAGTATGATTAAGGATCTAAACCTACACACTATAAAGAAATGTCCTGCTGTTGTAGATTATTTTACTGAAGGTTACATAATTCCATTTTGGATGGATATGTTAATACAGAGACACGGACAAACATTTAGTTATGACACCAACTTTACTGATGAAGGTGTAGGTAGCACTATAGAGTTTCATGATGAGGAACAATTTAGTACATACCCTTTTGAAAGAAATGATTACAGAAGAGCTGTTAAGTTTACGAGTCCTTGGTTTTTTTGGACACCTCCAGGTTGGTCAACATTATTCCTAGCACCACAAATGCACCCAAATAAAAACTTCACACTAATACCTGGCATTGTTGAAACTGATACATTTCATCAAGTTAACTTTCCTAGCATATGGCATGCAGAAGGTGAGAGGCTAATTAAAAGAGGTACACCATTTTTGCATGTTATTCCATTTAAAAGAGAAAAGAAAAACTTAATTGTTAGCAAATGGGAAGACAGCCACGATGAGATCATAAGAGATGAAAGTTTTAAATTACGAAGTAAAATGACAGGTGGATATAGACAAATAAATAAGAACAGGTTTAAATGAAAGTATGGATAGATCAAGATTTATGCACAGGAGATGGCTTATGTGCAGAGATAGCTCCTGATGTATTTGTCATGCAGAATGATGGTTTAGCTTATGTACAAGAAACAGTGGGAAATTTTGGAGACCTTAAAATATTTAGTAACATTCATAATAATGATCAAGGCGCTGAAGGTCTTGCTAGGGTACCTGAGGGACAAGAAGACATAGTTACAGAGTCTGCTGAAGAATGCCCAGGAGAATGTATTTTTATAGTACCATAGAGTATTATGGTAAATCTTTATGACTTAGAATATGATCTTTTGAAAAAAAGTAAAATCACAGATAGATCTCCTAAAAGTATTGTAGATCAACCTTCTTCAGATCAATTTATCAACGAAATATATAACAAAGAAGATTCTTCAAAAACTTCTGAATAAATCAAGAAACTGTCGTTTTTCTTGGGTATAATATTGATTGTATTAATGAATTAATTAATGAAAGGAAGAAAATGACTGAACAACAACAGTTAACACCTGAACAAACAGCAGATCTAGTCAATAAACTAATGGCTGAGAATAAAACACTCAAAGCTATGTTGGTTGATACTGCAGAAAAAATAGCTAATGTAGAGTTGAAAAACTCAGAGCTTAAAGTACAGGTTAATGGATTGCGTGAGGTATTAGAAAACATCTCAGGTCAAACAGAACAACCTGCATCAGAAGAAGAGTAATGTCATCCTTGGAAAGCTTTTCCAATAGTATCCAAAGTGGTCCAATACCATGGAGGGAACAGTCAGATCTTAACAGGGCTGCGTGGATAGAAGCATGCGAAGGTGTAAATAACGGAATACCGGCTAGAAGAGCTGCTAGGTGGCTCATAGAAGAGAAAGGTTGTCCTTTAATGTTAGATACAGTCAGAAATCAAATTAAAAGCACAATGAAACGCTATGTCAAGTCTTGATGATTTTAACAAAAATCAAAGCGACATAGAAAACGCTAGAAAATCAAACGAAAATAAACATCCAACAGGTCTAGAGCCTGGGTATAAATTAAAAGGTCCAAAAGGATCAATAACTTCTAAACCACAAAATACCGGTGATATCAATGAGTTTGATGATATATTAGAAGAACTAGGCTTAGATCCTAAAATCTATGAAGTGATTCAACCTGTAGAAGTAAGAACATGGGACAGTATGGTCGATGGTGGGACAAGACTTTACTATTACAAAGCTAAGATACAATCAAAGCAGCCAATTAATGATAATGATCCTGACTATGATGCTCTGCTAAAAGAAGTTAAGAAAGTCAAGAAACCAAAACTTCCTAAAGTAGATAAGAATGACAGTGTGGTTGTATGTTGGAGTGATTGGCAACTCGGAAAACCGGATGGAGATGGTACAGAGCAAATAGTCGAAAGACTAAACCAAATGATTCCAGATTTTACACACTATGTAAAAGAGCTAAGGAAATCAGGTAAAAAGTTAAAGAACTTAAACATATTATCTTTAGGTGATATTATCGAAAACTGTTCAGGCCATTACGACACACAAACCTTTGGAGTTCAGCTCAATCTTCGGGATCAAGTTAAGGTAGCTCGTAGAATTATGGTCAAAGCTATTACTGAATGGTCTCCATATTTTGATAATGTGGTAATCACGGCAATTGCTGGAAATCATGGTGAGAATCGGAACAATGGAAAAACCTATACGGATTTTGCCGACAATCATGATGTGGCTATTTTTGAACAAGTACAAGAAATACTTAGTCAGAATCCAAAAGCATTCGGACATGTAAAATTCCTAATACCTGAGAGTGAATTATCTGCGACTGTAGAAATTGCAGGTAAAGTTGTTGGGTTAGCACATGGTCACCAATTTAGATCTGGAGTTTCGTTAAAATCAGGTAAGTATGCTTTTGATAAAGGTATTAGATGGTTTGCAGGTCAGTGTATGGGTAGGGAGCCAATTGGCGACTCAGATCTCATAGTGACAGGCCATTTTCATCATTTTTTCACTATATCAAATAGAGGTCGTTGGTTTATGCAATGTCCATCTGTTGATGGTGGATCTACTTGGTTTAAAGATATATCAGGAGATTGGTCACCACCTGCTCAAGTTGTATTTACAATGTCATCCGAAGATAAAATGTATTTTTGGGATAATTTGAAATTTTTACCATATAGAAGCTAGAAATACCTGAAAATTGATAATTCCTTTTTAAAATGGAGTGATTATGATATTAGAAGTTCTTAGAATAAGCTCTCAACCAGATTCGACAAGTGGTATTTTATTTGATGTTACAGATAATAAACGCAAATTTCTTTGCTATACAATCGAAGATGAATTCAGAGATGAAAAAGTAATGCATGAAACCAGAATTCCTGCAGGTATGTACAAGCTTACCTTACGCAGCGAAGGAGGTTTTCATTCAAGGTACAAAAAAAAGTATGGTGACTGGCATCGTGGCATGATTTATGTAAACGATGTTCCTGGGTTTTCTTACATCCTCTGGCACACCGGAAATAATGATGAGTCGACCAGTGGTTGTCTCATTTTTGGCCAAAATCAAGAGAGTAACTTAGTGAAACCTGATGGATGGGTGGGATCAAGCGTTTCAGCATATAAATTTGTATATCCTAAAGTTAGAGATGCTATCTTGTCAGGAGAAGATGTATATGTTAAGTATATTGATTATGATACAGTCGGAGATGAAGAGATGAAAAGAGTTCAAGGATCTGATCCTGTGGTATCGTATAGTCCACAAGAAAAACAAAAAAAACCTACAGAAGTATATGATTTTTCTAAAGATTTCCCTAAATGGCCTGGAGTTAACTATAAACTACAAAAACCAATGATGAAATCAGAAGATCTTAAAGAGTGGCAAAAGGTTGTAGGTCTGTCAGCAGATGGTTGGTATGGAAATGGATCTAAAAATAAAGTTATCGAACTTCAAAAAGAGTTCGGTTTAAAAGAAGATGGTATCTTAGGAAAGATAACCTGGGACTCATCTTTCGCAAAAAATAAATAAAGTTAGGAGATAACTTATGAAATGGGAATTAAACGATGCTTTTAAAGTGTCATTAATTAGAGCAGCTAGAACAGGACTTCAAGCAGGTCTTGGAGTAATAATTGCTGCACAAAGTGGTTGGTTAGACATGTCAGTCATGGAAGGTGCAGCGGTAGCAGCAGGAGCAGCTTTTTTCTCAGCATTGCAAAATGTAATGGAAGAAGCACCATTTAAGTTCATGTCAAATATTCCGAAAGGATAGTTAATTTCGTAAATCGAAATTAGGTGCGCTAAATCGACTGAGGGGCGTAAAGCCCCTTTGTCTTTAGGAGAATAAATGTTTTATTATAAAGTAGAAGTATTAAGAATAGTAGATGGGGATACAGTAGATGTTAGAATTGATTTGGGTTTTAATGTGTGGCATAAATGTCGTGTTCGACTCATGGGCATTAATGCTCCAGAATCACGAACAAGAGATCTGGAAGAGAAAGCAAGAGGGCTTGCTGCAAAACAGTGGCTTATAGATAAACTTGAATTTAAAGATATAGAAATGCAATCTCATGGTACAGGTAAGTACGGAAGAGTCTTAGGAGAGTTATTTAACGAAGGTGTCAACATAAATAAGTTAATGGTGAAAGAAGGACATGCTGTTAATTATGATGGAGGAAAGAGGTAGGAAGTGATGAGAGAGTGCTTCGCAAATTCAATACCTTAGTTCGTTTACTAATAGTAGGTTTATTAATTTATCCTATGCCTATTGTTATGGCTGTAGAACAAACAGTCAATGAAGACTTTAGTGATAGCACTTATCAAACAGGTTTAACTATTAGTGGTGGTGGTACTAACCCTGCATATATTTATACATTCGAAAACGATAGTTATGGAACGACAGGTAATTCATTAGGAATTACAAGTGGCACTTATACTTTTGAATTTACAGAAGATGTATATGAAGTAGGTTTTATTGTAGGTGCAGTAAATTATGCTTGGTCTATTAAGTGGTATTACGCTGATGGAACAGATGAAACTGTAAATAAAAATGCACAAAACAGCTCAAACTTGAACACAATGTATGACACTATCTACAAGTCATATACTGATTACAACGCTGTAGAAGAAAACACAGATAAATTTATTACAAAGTTTGAAGTTACATTATCTGACTTATCTTTACTAGATACTTTATATTGGCAATATGATGATGGTCTTACTGCTGGTATAGGAGATCCAAGTAATCTCACTACTTCTGCAAATCTACATAGTGGAGAGATAAGCATTGATTGGGATAGTGCCACAGGATATCAATATGATGCAGAAAGATACGCAATAGCTTTTAGTGATGATAACTTTCAAAGCACAAACTACGCAGTAGCAACAGGTAATGTAGGAGGTGCTAATGCTCTTAATACAGAATATACATTTACTAAATCTTATTTAGCACAAGTTCTTAATGTAGCAGCAGGAGA